GATTTAAATCATAACATTTTATCTCAACTGTTGCTTCTAATGTAGTTTGCCATTTACCTCCTGTATCAACAGATAATCCTACAATACCAGGCATAGGTCTTAAACCTAATTGATCATCTGTACCTTGTTTGTAAGTTTCTTTAAAACCTTTTTTAATAGTAGTAGAATCCGTTTCTTCGTTAACCGCAACTGTACCTCCCTGTAACACATTTGCTTTAGCTAAATCAGGAGTATGTCCTACAGTACCAGTATAAACATTAGCCCCTGAACTTAAGCGTACAAAGCTGTTTCTGTTGGTTAACCATTGAATTGTAGATGAATCCCTTTTAGTAGAATTAACTAATTCTTGTCTTTTATTTATTTGAGTTTGAACGTAATCGGGAAAAGGTGTACCAACAATATTTTTATACTTAGCCATAACATTTTTTAATTGTTAGTATTGTAATCATCATATTCATCTAATGCAGTAGCAATATTACCAGGTATTCTTAATTGAAATCCAGGAGTAACAAACATAGAATCACCAGGAACATCATTAGCCATGGCTACTACCCACCATAATGTAGAATCACCATAAAAATCGGCAGCAATTAAATCTAGTCTGTCTTCTGCTCTTGCTATAATATAATAATCATTATTTGAGGTAGCAACAGAAGGATACTTAGTTGGTAAATAAATTAATTTACCATCATTAGTAGTATATGTTCCTATATTTTGATATCGTCTTGCCATTAACTATTATTTAATTATAATAATCCATCTAAACTTGGTGGAAATCTATTATTTGCAGGTGGAGGTGTATATCCACTAGAAGCATTTCCATTAAAAGTATTTGCAGCAGTTGCATTAAGATATTTATAGGCATTACTTCCTGCTTCTTCTCCAGCAGTTAATAATATAGCTCCTCCTTTTCTTGGTAATCTATTAAGTATTGGTTTAAAGCTTGCTGCAACATCCATAATTTGTGGTGTTTCTAACATGTCTTTATCACTTCCTCCTTCAGGTTCATTCATTGCTATTTCCCAAGCATATTCATTATCAACTGATAAGTCTAAACTAAGTAATACACCAGGTGTTCTTACAAATAAATCACCTAATGTTAATTTTGTTATATTCCCTCTCATAAATCCAGCATCATTATAATCTGGGTATAGTGTAGATAATAAATAATTTAATTTTTTATAAAGAAATTTCATTTCTTGTTTTGATTGGGCAGCTATTCTAAATCCAAAAGAAACTGTTCTGTCAAATCCTTGATATGTATAGAAATTTTCTCCTCTACCTGTATATCTTTGTAAAGCCCAATCAGCAGAGTGATTATCAGTATAATTAGTTAAAAATGCTCTAAAGAACATTGCTTTACTTGTACTAGGAGCATCATTATTTACTGTTTCAAATACAAATTTAATTAAATCTCTATTTTCATTAAGTTTACTAAATCCTCCAATTCCTTCAGGTGTAGTAAGGTCTTGGATATCATACATGTTAACTTTATCTTGACCATCTACAAAAGGTGTATTTGTATTTGTTCTATCTTTTCTTGCTCCAGGATCTCCTATACCAACTCTTTTAGTTTTATTAACAGTACTAGAACCATAATCTCTACTTAAAACAACTGTTTTTCCTTTTCCTTGATTAACTTTACGTCTAAAATCAGATATAATAGTATTTGATCCGTTTGATCCACTAGTACTTATTAATTGATCATAACCCATAGTATAATTAAAAGCAGTAGTTTCTGGTATTCCTTCTTTAGGGGCTCTTATATAGTTTGGATCAGTTTGTTGTCCTAAAGTAATTATAGTGTTTTCTTCTATACCATTATCTAATGCAGGGTTAAATTTACTAGATAATCCTGTTAATTGTGAATAATCTATCTCAATAAGAGGTCTAGCTTGAACATCTTTACCTGTAATAGTATCATTTTTAAAATTAGGACCAATAAATAAGGGAGCTTGACTAGTATCAATTGGTGCCCCTTTAGAATCTTGTGCCCTTTGAATTATAGTATTTCCAAGACCATATAAAGAACCAGGACCACCTGTATAAAAGAATAATTCACCGTTATCAATAGTATTAATACCTAAATCTTGTGCTGATGTTCCAAATAAGAAATCTTCAGGTGCTTGTTTATCTATTTTTATATTAAGTAAATTAACTAGCCTATTTAATTCTTTAGGTTTATGAGCAACAATATATTCATATTTATTTTCTCTTAATTCTAAATCACGTAAAGTTCTACCAGCATTAGGATGATGAAATCCTGTTCCTCCTTCTGCTATTTGGGTCATTAAATTTCTACCATCACTATATGTTCTAGTATTAATAAACCCACCTGATTTGGCAGATTCAATTTTAGGGTTAGAGAACATTAACCCTTTTTGTTTATCTAAAAATGCTTTACCTTGAGGGTAAGATAATAAAAACCTATCTATACGAGCAAAATCCTCCCTAGCAGCTAATTCCTCATAGGAACCACCACGAATTGGATAGTCTAAGCTTAACGCCTCGGTAGTTAAAGAATTAAGTTGATCTCTGGTAACTGGGGCTGTTCTTTTTATAAATGGTTGCCCAGAGTAACCTCCACCTCTAATATCTTTATCGTACTTTTGATTTTTAGAATTAAGCACAAAACTATCTGGATCATTATATAGATCTCGTATAGTTGGATTAATCGCCATTATCTAGGTAGATTGTCTGTATATTTTGTAATATTAAGTCTTTCTAATACTGAAGGATCTGGTTTACCTGGTATGTTTGGATTACCATTAGTAGAGTAAGTGTCATGTAATTTAGAATCTCTTAAAGCGTCTAAATTATCTTGAGTAATACCTCCTGTACTTAAATCAGATGCATCTGTTTCAAAGTTATTTAAAATTCCGTTTTCTGCCATAATTAATTAATTTGTGTTTATAATAAATATTTTATACTGAATAAGAGTAAGTAGTTACAGCAAAATCTGGCTGTAATAAACTTGATGCTCTTTTACCATTAATGTTTAATTGTGCTCTTGATACTGCTGATGTGATTCTTTGAAGTTGTTCATCAGATATTGTTACAGTACCAGTACCTGTATTTCTTTCTCTTTCTATAACAGTATTATTGGTAATTGTTCTAATTGGGATAGTAGATATACTTGGAGTAGATAATGTTTTTGCAACACCAGGTGCCATTACAATATCATCATTTTCTGTTCCTTGTATTAAACCACCTTCTTGTGTTGATATAATAGGTCCTTTACCTGCAGGGATAATTGCATCACCTACTTGTTTTTTAGCTGTTAGCAAACCAGCAGTAATAGTTCCTATTATAGAAATAACACCTACTGCAAGCGCAGCAATTCCAATTGGACTTAAAGCAGCTCCTATAGCACCAGCAGAGACAGCCATTTGTGCTAAAGAGGTAGCTGTTTTAACTAAACTTACGGTAGCTAAAGATGCTAAAGCAGTATAAATTAAAAATGAATATTTAGCTGCTCCTCTAAGTATTGGTTCTACAACTACAGATAAAGTTTCTCCTATTTTAGCTAAAGAAGTTGCTATAGATTCATTTATAGTTAGTCTTTCAAAATCAGCTTGGGTTAAGCCTGCTGTTAATCTTGCTTGCTCATCAGTAATTCCAAGTTGTAATCTTTGTTGGAATATCATATCAGCCATTTCATCACGGCTCATATTTAAAGCACCAGCAATTGCTTCCTGCTCTATTCTATTACCAGTAGCAAATTTATTTATTATTTCTTGATTTGCAGCTAATTCTTCAGTTAAACCAGTTAAATCATTAGTTAAAGCAAAAAATCTTGCCCTTTCTAAATTTAATTGTTTACCTGTTATTACTTCAGCTTCAAATTCCGATCTTATTGAAGATTCAATGTCTAATAAACCGGCTGCAATATTATCTATTTGAGATAATGTAAGACCAAGTATTCTAGCTTGTTGTGCTGATCTTGCTAATTCAACTGTATTTCCTTGAAAAGTTAAGGCTATAGCAGATGAAGTATCTCCTATGTCTCTAAAAATTTGTCTTTGAGTTACTGCTGATTTATTTGCAATATTAATTTCTCCAACTTGAGATATAATAGTATCTAAGTTATCATCTAAACTAGTTCCAGTTGTTTGTGAGAATAAAGCAAATCTTCCTGCTTGATCAGCTGTTAGACCTGTAAGTTGTTCTAATTCAGTAGCAGCAAGTAAGTTTACAGAATCAAAAGCGGATGTTGCTGCAAAACCAAATTGTTGGGTTAAAGCAGTAGCAATCCTTACTTGGTCAGAAATTAATACTATACTACCTCCTAAAAGATCAGCAGCATCAACTCCACGACCTATTTCCCTAGTAAGTTCGGTTTGAGCGGAATTTACCTCAAATAAACCTTTTAAAACAAAACCTGAAATAACACCTGCAAAGTTTTTCATATTCAAAACTTGTGCCTTAAGTTTTGTAAGTGCCTTTGATTGGGCATCCGCACTTTCTTTATCAAAATCTACAGCTTTTCCTTTTTGAGTAAGTGTTTTATCTAATTCAGAAACAACCTCATCAAGAATTGAACTAGTTATTTTACCTAACCCTGGTATATTTCCTAATAAGTCTAAAAAGTTACTAGTAGGTTCTAAGGCCTTTACTGCTGCTTTTCTTAGGTTATTAGTTTCTTCTAGTTGTTTTCTATTATATTTAGCATTAAAAGCAGCTCTTTCTGTATCATTTTGTAAAGCTATTTTACTTAAGTTACCTTCTTTATCTTTACCATCTAAAAAATTTTCAAACTCCTTATCAAGTTTTCTTACAGCCTCTTGAGTTAAAATAATACCATCACCAATTTGGTTTAACTCAAATATTTTATCTTCAAATTCTTGGGTATCTTCTTTTCCTTCTTTAGATAATTGATTTAATTCTTGTTGAATATCTAGTTGATCCTGTAATGAATTTTTTTCTCTTCTTATTATTTCATCTCTTTGTTGAGCTATTTCTAATGCCTTATCTACAGATTCTGACCCTCCTTTTCTAATACCTTCTACTTCTCTTAAAGCTGCTTTCTCTAAGGTAATAGATTCTAATAATAACCTCTCATTTTTAAGGTTTTCTCTATTATATTCACGAATATTTGCTAATGAAGATTCTTGGCCTAATAGTTGTCTATTGATAGCTTTAGCATTTTTAAATATATCTCTATCTATATCTCTAGAGTTACTTTTAATACCATAAATTTCTCTTAAATTTGCAAGAGAGGAATATGAAATATCAAGATCTCCTTTACTTAATTCAAGGTTTTGTTTATCTAACTCGAATGCTTCTTTTTTCTTTCTGACTTTTTCGTCAAATATTCTAAGACTTTCTTTATCGTTATTTAGTTCATCTTTTGTAGCCATAGTAAGGTTTTACCGTATATAAATATAAAAAATGCCTACTTTTTAGTAGGCATTGATGTATTATAAACGTTAGATGGGTTTATATTTGGTCTTTGGATTTGTTTTGGATCGTTTTTTAATTGGTTATTTGACTTATTTTGAGCTTCTTCTTGTTTTTTATAATACTCTTCTAACTTTTTATAAGTAAAATTACGAAGCCAAATAGGCATAGTATAAACAGTATGCCAATCATAACCACCATTTCCATGAAATATTATTTCGTGAATTTGTGAAAATAAATTTGATCTATATTCTGCTGTCAGGCCAAAAAAAGGTAAGGTCTACTGGAATCCTGATGCCCTCCTCATCACCATCTTCATAGTACTTTAATTCAACATCAGGTGAGATCCTACGAATTTCCTCACGTAATGCTCTAGCATCTTTAGCTAATAAATAATTATCTACAAATTCTCGGATTGTTTTCTTTTCTCTATCACCATCTATTGAGGTAACCATGTATTTTAATCTTGTAGTTGCTTCAGGGAGTATATCTTTTTTTATTTTCTTTAACCCTTCAAGTTCTCTATCTATAGATTTTTCATCACCATGTGTTAACAATTTAAAAGTAATAATTGTTTTTGAATTAGGTAAATTAAATTCGAATTCATTTACACCTTCTTCTTTTAAATCTTTAGGATTTAAATTTTTATCCTTTAATGTAGTTAAATCAACAGTAAAGTCTTCAGCTTGATTTGAATTTGGATTAAATGCCCTAAAAGAATAATCTTTACCATAACCTAATACACGTGCTGCTACAAGTAATGCGTTTTTATCACCAGTAATTAAATCATTATAATTTATTTTAGATACTAATAATGATTCTAATAGTTTATCTAATACAGTACCTTTAGCAATGTAATTTTGGTTTGTTAAAATGTCTTCTTCCTTAGCAGTCATGTATTTCATTTCTACTTTACCTGAAGATAATGGGTTATCCTTAGGATAAATTAATCCCTTAGATGGTAATTCAACAATTTCGGTTGGGAATTTAAATTTTGATTCTGTAACGTTTTCTTCCATACAATAATAACTTATTTTTTACGGATATAAATATATAAAAAAGAAAAAGGTGATCCGTAAGGAACACCATTTTTCAAAGGTATGGAGGGTTGGGTATTAAAAGTTTAGTATACAATAATCCATTGCTATGGTGATATCTAAGCTAATTGCAGCATCTGTACTCCAATCATACTCACCAAATGTAGCAGTTTTAACATAAGCTCCTTTGATTACCCATTCGCTTACTACATCTCCTACTGGACCTAATATATCTAATGTTAAATCTTTTTTATAGAAATCTGAATATCCATCTCTACCAGTTACACTTTCGTGTGCTAATCTAGCCCATTCCATTATTGCTTGAGCTCCTGATGGAGTTACAGGATCATATAAGCCTAAGGTCATGTCATTCCATCTGACTTTACCTTTAACTTTTCTATATACGTTAATATGATCAAGGATGATTTCACCTGCTTCGAATCCTGGTGCCGTTGCATTTTTAATTAAATATGCTGGAATACCATCAACGTAGAGTATAAATCTATTTTGAACTTTTGGTTCAAAAGCGGTGAACATTATTTCGTTAGGATCTAATACTGCCATTTTTTATTGTTTATTATAAATATTGCCTTTTTAAGTTTTTAGAATTCAACTCCCGTTGGTGTTATATTGAAATCTAGTATAATATATTCAGCTGTTCTAGTTGGTTGTACAAATATTTGTCCTACCATTTGGTTTCTATCAATTACATCAGCTGTATTGTTTGTATCATCCATTACTACTCTATAAGAATACAATCCTTGTCTTTGTTGAACTGATTCTAAGTATGGGTTTACTTGGTTTAAGAATCTGTTTCTTGTTGCAGCTGTATTTTGTTCAAATAATAATGTATTTCCAACATTACCAATTACTCTTTTTAATTCGATCATTAATCTTCTAACATTTACTCTATCTAAAGCAGTAGCTGCTGTTTGTAATGTTTTCTGACCAAATATTACAGGTCCTTGTCCTGGGAATGTTGCAATTGGGTTAATTTTTCCAAGATATAATGCATCTCTATCTGTTGGAGATAATTTTCTTTCAGTTTGGATTACACCACCTACACCACCTCTGTTAAATCCTGCTGGAGCGAACCATTCAGCACCTATTCTATCGTTTGTAGCGTAAACTCCTGGTATTACTGTTGAAGCTGGTACATAAACTAATTTACCAGTTTCATTTGATAGTACTTGAACCCAAGGCCAATATGTTGCAGCATAACTTGAATCTTGTGTTGTTGCTGAAGTTATTGCTTGGTTTAATGTAGCACCATAATTTCTTGTATCTACTACTGCGATTGCATCTCCTCTTTGTGTAACTGTATCTATTGCAGTTGCTACAGCTGTAGAACCGTTTTGAATTGTTACACCAGGGATAGTTAAAATCTCGTAGTCGTATTCATCAGAATTTTGTAATAAAGCTAATGATGCTGTATAGTAAGCAGCTTCTAGACCTTGGATAGATGAAACATCAATTTCATCATACATTTTTAATCTAGTATTTCCATTAGCACCATTACCATATACTTTACCTGTACCATTTGCAAATGCACCCTCTAAAGAACCACTTCCTACTTGTGGTAATGATGAAGTATATTCTGATTTGAAGTTTCCTTCATTATCTAAGTAATTTAATGTTGGTAGACCTACTGAAGATACTCTTACGTAACGGCTGTTATTAACGTAAGATCCAGTAACTTGAATAAATTGATTTCCATCACCATCAGTATCAAAATTCTTTACTTGGTTACCAATTACTTGTTCTATATAATTTGTAGAATTTGGATCTAATGATAAACCAGACCATGATTCTAATATTGTTTTTGTATTTGTAGTATCATCTCCTCTACGAATTAATAAGTTAAATGTACCACTACCTGAATCAATGTTTGCAATTTCCCAACGTACATTTTCAGAAGAACCACTTACTAGTGAACCACTTGTAGATACACTACCTGAGTTATTCATTATTTCACCTTCTGATAAGGTTTCTAATGTAAATGATGAAGAATCAGCATGCATAATTGCTCTTACGTCTGCGGTTGCAGGAGCGAATGAACCAGATGCAACTCTAGTTACAAGCATAGTTTCACCACCTTGTTGGAAATAATTGTTTGCAGCGATTGATGTTAAATATTCGTATGTAACACTCGCACTTGTAAAAGAGCCACCAAATTTGTTTTTATAGTCACTATATGAAGTAACTAAAGTTGGTATGTTTACAGGACCTTTTACAGTTGGTCCAATAATTGCAGCACCAGCTACGACAGGCCCTTCAGTGATTAACGTTTGATCGTTTTCACGTGTTAATACTCCTGGGGATAATAATGTTTCAGCCATTTTAAAAATTTATTTTATCAATAATAAATATATAAGGAGTTTTTAAAAAATATTATTTAGTACTAGTAATTTCACCTGTTTTTAGATCAATTTGAGCAGTACCATACTTTTCTTGTAATTTATCTCCTAGCTCTTTTTCTTGTAAAAGAAGTTGCTCATATTGTGCATTTACAACTTCTTCTTCTTTTTTAAGATTTAGTTTTTTTAATGTTAACTGTCCTAGTTGGTAAGTTACAACATTAATTTTTTGTTGAAATTCTTCAATTTCTTTTAACTCTTCCTCCGTTACCTTTGTTTGTTTTATTGCCATATAACTGTTTTAATTAAACTTACTTATTCTCTAACTGTGTAATACGAGCAGATAAATCTTGAACTGCTTTAATTAACACAGAAGTTAATTTTGAGTAATTTACTCCAAGTGCATTTCCTTCACCATCAGATTTTACTAATTGTGGGTAAACATTTTTAACTTCTTCTGCTACTAGCCCTAAATCTTCTCTTTGATCATTTTTCCAAGTAAAAGATACAGGACGTAAATTATAAATTGCGTCGGCAGAATCTAATGTTGCTACGTTTTCTTTATACATAAGTGCTGAAGTTTCAGTTACTCTTACTGATGTTAGATCATCAATTGATGCTGATGTAGCAGTAAGTTCTTCACCTGAAGCCATTGTTACTGATCCTGAAAAAGCTGGGCCATCTATTCTCATGTTATCTTATTTTTTTATTAGGTTATGTTTATAATAAATATTATTTATTTGATGTAGAAATTTGAACTTCTAATTCTTTTATACGATTATTTAAATCTTTTATAGCTCCTATTAAAGTAGCTGTTAATTTTGAATAAGATATACCATGTACTTGGGTTCCTTGTTTAGATACTAAATCAGGATATATTTTATTTACTTCTTCTGCAATTAATCCTATATCATGTTTACCATCTTGTTTTCGATCATATTCTACAGGATTTAATTTAAGTACTTTACTTAATGAATTGTTAAGGGGTTGAATATTTTCTTTATATCTTAAAGCAGATGTTTCAGATATTGAACCTGCTACTGTAAGTGTTGAACCATCAAAAGTTAAATTTGCCTCAGCATTACCATTATTTGTATCCACAGAGGTTATTACTCTATTATCTGCAGAATTGGCAACAGCATAACTCGGTAAACCTGTTAGTCCTGAACCATCTCCTTCAAATGAACCACTAAAAGATCCTGATCCTATAATTGCCAAATCAGCAATTGAAGCACTTGTAGCATTATCAGCTTGTGATGCTGTAGTAGCACTATCAGCAATGGAAGCTGTTGCTAGTCCACTTAATTCATCTGCAATAGATGCTGTAGCTACAGTCATTGAAGAAGTTACACTATTTACAACGTAGGATCCACTTAAAAATGTAAAATTCTCATCCATCTCCGCGATGGTAAGTTTTCTGCCTAGTCCTGTTCTTAAAGTAATTGCCATAATTGATATATATTATAAATATTATTTTTGTTATAAAACATTTTGTTTTTCTAATTTTTCTATTCTAGATATTAAATCTTGATTTTGTTGAGTTAGTTCTTGTACTGATTTGATTAGTAAAGCGGATAATTTACTATATTTTATACCTTGTGCCTTTCCTTCTAAATCTATATCTACTAATTCAGGTAATACTTTAGCAACTTCTTCCGCAATTAATCCTATATCTAATTTTTTAGTATTTTTCCACTCAAAAGATACAGGTCTTAATTTATGTACTACATCTGCTGAGTTTAAGGTTTTAACTGATTGTTTATATTTCAATGCAGAAGCTTCTGTTACTGAAGTAGCAAATAAAGATCCTGTAATATTCATAGATCCTGTAATTTCGGCTGAACCTGAAAATGGAAACACCGTTATTCCTGAAAGATTAGTTCCATCCCCTTGGAATGATCCACTAAATGATCCACTAAATAATCCATCACCACTAGAAGCAAATGAAGCCGTTTCAGCTAATGATGATGATATTTCATATGTAATTTCATGTGAGGCTGAAACTGCATAAGAAGCAGATATAGCATGAGAAGAGGTAGTTGCTAAATCAGCTTGAGAAGCACTTGTTGCTCTATCTGCATGAGATGAAGTAACTAACCCTGTTAAACTTGAACCATCTCCATTAAAAGAACCACTAAATGAACCAGTAAAATGATCCGCACTAATATAAGGACCATATATACTACCGGTTAATATTATATCTCCATTAGAATTAATAGCAATTCCATTAAAATAATCATCAGCATAATCATCTACATAATC